GATCAAGATTGAGCTGCTGCCGATGGTGGACAACATGAATTTCATTTTGGATGATTCGCTGTTGGGCAAGTTGGGTGGCACGCTCGATGTGTATGATGACACCGATTACACCTATGACGAGTTGTTCGGGTATGACGGTCATCCGGTTGAAGGTAACCGGCTGTATTAGAATGAGGATTTATGGCGACTAACTGGCCTAATAGTGTGCAGACGTTCACGAACCCGACCGCTGGTTCGGCGTTGAACAGTCCTAGCCACGCCGACCAACACGCAACGGTTAACGACACGGTAGAAGCGTTACAGACGTACGCCGGCATGGTCTTTATAAAAAAACAAGACGTAGGTTCAACTTTTATTTCATCGTTGACCATTACAAACGTTTTTAGTTCAAGGTTTCGCGATTATATGGCGGTTGTATCAGGCGTACAATGTTCTGTCTTTGGGACACCGTTCTATTGTCGCTACGGGTCAGGCGCCACCTACTACGGTGCCTTTTGGGATGGTTCAGTTGTAACCAGCATTAGCGCAAGTTCAGACGGGCTTGCAGTAGGTTCCACAGGTGCAGGTGCGCCTATTGTCGGAATGAAAATCATGTTTGGTAACCCAAACAGGGCGCAACGTTCAACGATACAAGGGCACAGTTTGTCATCTATCTGGTACGGCGCAGGGCAAGACCTCGACACAACACCACAAACAGATTTTACGTTAAGGCTGACCTCTGGTGTGTTCTTTGATGGCAATATTCGTGTGTATGGATTCAACAACGGGTGATGATGATGGCTACATGGACTAGAGAAGAACTGGAAGAACTGTATCCTGACGGGTCAGTTGGCGTGCAGGTTGACGACACCGTGACCGCCATGTCAACCGAAGAATGGTCGACATGGATTGACGCACAGGTAGGCACCGAAAAACCAGAAGAGGAGCCGACACCATGACGAATAAAGGCGACTTTACAGCGGGCGACGTTCTACAAGCCTCAGACCTAAACGCCTTCAGCAACGTGACGCAACTTTTCGGTGCAAACGCTACTTTGCCTACTGCAACATTGCGTTACTGGCCGTTTGCAGCCAGCGAAGTAGATATTGACGTGAGCGACTGGCACAACCCGACAACTAACAATTCTCGTGTAACTCCTGATGTAGCCGGTTGGTATCGTGTGACTGGTAGCGCAGTTTTGGAAGACGCATCGGTGACGACTGGCACACGATTGTTTGTAGGTATTTACAAAAACCGTGCAAGCCCTTCAGCGTTTTCGAATTCGGTTTACGCTCCAAACTACCCCGGCGTAACCGTAACCGGTTTAATTGAAATGAACGGCACAACTGATTATTTAGAGGTAGGCGTTTTTCAGACCGCTGGCGCAGACAGAACAATTTCAAGACCGTCTCTGACGGTCGAATTAGTGAGGGCATCGTGAACCTACGCATTCCAGAAATAGCAGAACCAACCGATGAACAATGGGTTGAACTTATGCGGTTTGAACGTGACCGGCTTTTAGCCGATAGCGACTGGACACAAGTAGCGGACGCACCCGTAGACCGTGAAGCGTGGGCAACTTACCGGCAAGAGTTGCGTGACTTCCCTGCAACGTGGACACCCGGCGAAACCGCCAACTTTCCCGACCCGCCAGCATGATTGGAGACTGAGTTATGGGCAAACGTAAGTACACCGGTTGGGATCGGGATGCTGCTGGTAAGCGTGCCGGCACCGAACGACTCATCGAACTGATTATCGAATGGTCTGATGGTGCTGTCTGGGACAACGGTTCTTGGGGTGTCCGCTCGAAGCGTGGCAAGTCGTCACCGTCTGTTCACGGCACCGGTCGGGCTTGGGACAACTCTTGGCGTGCCGGCAAATATCCCGGTTCCGGCAACTATGAGGATGCTGTCCGGGTGATGGACTTCTTGATCGAGCATGCCGACGTGCTGCACATCGAAGCGGTGTTTGACTATTACCCGGCTCCGCATGGTCGTGGCTGGAAGTGTGATCGGGATGCTTGGACTGTTTACCGAAGGAAAGCGTTCTCGGGTGCTCCGGGCGGTGATTGGTTCCACGTCGAGATTTCGAATGATCATGCTGATGATGCTGCGTATTATGAGCGGGTGTGGGCTGAGATTACGGGTGGAGCTACAGTCGAGAAGCCGGTTCCGAAGCCTGCAGCGAAATCGGATGTTCGTCCGTATCCGGGTAAGTCGTTGCGGATTGGTTCGCAGGGTGACGATGTGAAGTGGGTGCAGGCGATTGTTGGCACCACTGTCGATGGCGATTTTGGTCGGTTCACGGATCGTGCTGTTCGCCGGTTCCAATCACGCAATCGTGATGCTCGTCCTGTTGACGGCGTTGTTGGCAAGATCACTTGGGCTGCGTTGCAGCGGGTTTCTAGCGAGTAGAGGTGCGCACAGCGTTTCGTGCCGGCTGTCAGCTGCTGCTCGGCTCGCTGTTTGTGTTTTGTTTGTTTGCTCCGATTGTTGTTGCTGCGGAGCTGCCGACGGTCGTCGAGTTGTCGGATGAGGTTCCTTCGGTGTTTGTGCCGGTGGAGCTCGAGTCTGATGGTGTGTTGCATGTCCAGTTTGGTTCTGGTGTGTCGTGTGACGAGTTTCAGGCCGGTTGGCCGTATGTGCTTGATGCGTTGTTGAGGGTGCGTGATTCGGCTGGTGTGGTGGTCGTTGAGGATGATGATGGTGATCACAGTGAGCTGAATTGTTTGGGTGCGAAGGTTCATGTGGAGTTGTTGGCTGGTTCGTATGTGGTGGAGTTCACCCGGTTCGGTTCGACGGTGGGTGCGGGTGTTGTTGTGTGGGGTGAGTCTGTTGCTGTTTCTACGACGAGCACGACCACCACTTCGACGAGCACGACCACGACTTCTACTTCAACAACAACTTCTACGAGCACGACGACGACTACTCTGGTTCCATCGACCAGTACCAGCACCACCACGACAACCACCACATCGGTTGCTCCAACGACGACGGTTCCTCCGACGACGACCACTTCTACGTTGTTACCGACGACAACATCGTCATCCACGACAACGGTTCCTCCCACCACTACAACCACTTCGACGACTACATCCACAACTGTCGTGCCAGTGACATCGACGTTGCCGGCGACTACGAGCAGCTCGACATCGTCGACCACGACGACGACGCTCCCAGCAACGACTACATCGTTGTCTACGACTACATCGTTCACGACGACGGCTGTTCCCATCCCTACGACAACTTTGCCGGTTGCCGTCACCGTCACTAATCCTCCGGCACCGCCGATCGACGCAAGCGAAGCGGAGAAGGAACTGTTTGAGGAGCAGGTCGATATCTATTCGAGTGATGACTACGTCGACTATGTTCCTGCCGGTTCTACAATCAACGTGGGGCAGCGACGAACCATTGTTGCTGCAACCGTAGTGTTATCTGCTGCGCCAGTGATGCCGACGAGGAGACGGAACCGATGAGAAACATTTTGCGCACACTGTTTGAAACTTTGATTATGGCTGGCGGGCTGCTGCTCGTCATCATCACGTTGTCCGGGCAGACGAGAGACATTGCGATCGGGATATCTGTTGCGAGCGTGATATTCTTTGTGCTGTCCGAACTTGTACCACCAGAGGATGAGAAATGATTGCAGTAGTAGTGAAGCGACTGGTCGCAACTTTTGTGGCAGCGGGTGTTCCTAACGTGTTGGCTGGAGCGATTGTTGATGTGGCTGTCTGGAAGTCTGCTGTTATGGCTGGGGCGATCGCAGCTCTGGGAGCGGTGCAGACGTTGGCGACCGCATACAAGGCTGATGGTGAGTTGACTGACGAAGATGTCGAGTCGGCGTTCGGGAACTGAGTTGTTGTGCCGACGTGGACGGTGATCCTTTTAGCGGTGTTGGCACCGGGCGGTGTGATTACTGTTTTGTTGGAGCGTTTGCGTCGAGAAAATAATCGGGATCACAACAGGAACAGTGAGCTGTTGAGAACTATTGACCGGAAGGTTGATGGGGTGTCGGAACGTGTTGACGATCATGTTCAGTGGCATCTGGGTAGGAGATCGGATCGGTAGATTCGGTTTACTGATGGGAGGCAAACATGGATAAGGTTGATCTTTCAGATTTTGATGATGCGAACGGTACGCATTATCCGAAATCGAAAGTTGAGTTGATCATGGACGAGTTGTCTGGTGATCGTTTGGAATCGTTGAGGGCTGCGTTGGCTGACCGTCAGTATTCGAGCGCTGCGATTGCTCGGGTGTTGGTCGGCTGGGGTTTCGATGTTTCTGCTGATTCTGTTCAGAAGTGGCGAAAGAGGAACCGGTGAGCGATTTCGATTTGGCTGCGGAGGTTGAGGAGCTGCGTCGTGCGTTGGCTCGTCAGCAGCGTGCTACCCGGAAGGCTCAATCTAAAACTGAGATGCTGGTGGAGGCGGTGTATCAGGCTGCTGTTGATGCGCAGATGGCTGTTGGCCGGGTGAAGCCGGCGAAGGCTCCGGTGCGTGATCGTCGTCGTTCTGCTGGTGAGGTGGCGTTGGTTCATGCGACGGATTGGCAGTTGGGGAAGCACACTTCGGATTATTCGATTGAGATGTGTGAGGAGCGGATCAGGAAGTTTGCTTACAAGGTGTTGTCGTTGACGGAGTTGCAGCGGGCTGCTCATCCGGTGCGTGAGGCTCATGTGATGTTTGGTGGCGACATGGTTGAGGGTGTCGGTGTGTTTCCCGGGCAACCGTTTGAGGTTGAGGCACATTTGTTTGAGCAGCTGTTTCGTTGTTCTGC